AATGGTGCTAAAAGTGAGCAATTATCTGTTATGCAGATGGTGTTAGACAAACAAGAGCAGATGCTTACACAATACGGATTATCTAATCCACTAGTTAGCTTAAAACAATACAGAGACACACTGGCTAAATTTGTAAACATGGCTGGATTTAAAGATGAGTCTGCATTCTTAAAAGATGTAACACAAGAAGAATCTGACCAACTTGCACAACAACAAGCACAGAACCCACAGACTGATCCTAATACTGAAGCAGCTAAAATACTTGCACAAGTAGAAAAAGAAAAAGCAGAGATGCAAATGCAATCTAAAATGGCACAACTTGAATTAGAAAAACAAGAGCTAGAGCTTAAGGTGCAAAAAGAAATGTTAGAGTTGCAACAAAAACAAGTACAGTTTGAAGCAGAGATGGCTATGAAAGAAATGCAACTAATGCAAAAGACTACCAATGACCAAGAAAAATCTGATCTAAATAAAACAACAGAAATATTAAATTCATTAGAAAAAATACAAAACCTAGCAACACCTAAAATTTAATGGACAAAAAAGCTGAAATTAAAAGCGTATTAAATACTCAATCATTTCTTGATGAAATAAAAGATATGACCAAAGAGTGTTATGCAGAAATACAAAATTCTAATCCAGAAGATGTAGCTACAAGAGAAAGAGCTTATCAAAGGATTAAGGCAATAGACAGCATGATGACTAGACTTCAATCTATCGTAGACAGCGACAAGATTAAGGATAAATCATGGACAATATTATAGGCATTTAGCCTGTATGGTAATGCCACACCTAGATGGCGATTAAGGAAATACAATGAGTGAAGAAACCACGACTCCAGAAGTTGGAAGTGGGAATGATAGCCCTATAACAATAGATGATGCAACATCTGCATTTGAGGGTATGTTATCCACACCAGAGGACTCTAACGAGCAACCAACTGAAACGGAAGAAGATACACAAGAAGCAGAGGTAGAGGAAGCAGAAGACGAAGCGGATTACGAGGAAGCTGTAGAAGCAACCGAAGATGAAGTGGAAGAAGATGTAGACTCCGAAGTTGAAGAACCTGAAGAACCTGAAGAAGTTGAGGAAGAACAAACTTTCACCATAAAAGCAGCAGGTGAGGAAAAAGAAGTTACCCTTGATGAACTAAAGAAATCTTATCAACTTGGCAGCGACTATACTAAAAAGACTCAAGAAGTAGCCGAACAGCGTAAAGTAATTGAACAAGAAGCTAAAGCTATTCTTGAAGCTAGACAAGTTAGGGATGACTATGCTCAAAAACTTCAAGCAGTTGAACAATTCTTGGTTGGCAATAATGACAGCCCAGAAGATTTATCTGCAATGAAAGAGAACGACCCAATAGGATATGCAGTTAAGGTCGCAGAAATGACCGAAAAAAAAGAACAGTTACAAGCTGTGCAATCTGAACGACACCGCCTTGCTGAAGAGCAAAACGCAGTAAGAGCAGATCAAATGCAAAAGTTTGTAGCAGAAGAAGCACAAAAACTAGCACAATCCTTGCCAGAGTTTTCAGACAAAGCCAAAGGCGAACAAATTAGAAATAGTATTCGCAACTATGGAAAAAAGGTTGGTTTCACAGATGAAGAGTTATCTCAAGTCTATGACTCTCGCCATGTTTTAGTGTTACATAAAGCGGCACAATACGACAAATTAATGGCAGGTAAAGCTGGTGTTAAAAAGAAAGTCGCTAATGCTCCCAAGACAATAAAAGGTGGAGCTAAAGTAAAGCAGACTGTAACAGACAGAACTAAAAAACAACAGAACAGGTTACTGCAAACTGGTGATGCCAGAGATGCAGCAGCTTTATTTGAAAACTTTATTTAAGGAAAAATAACAATGGCTTCATTTCATACTTATCAAGCAGTTGGGATGCGTGAGGATTTATCCAACACCATTTACAACATTGCTCCGACAGAGACTCCTGTAGTTTCTTCTATCGGAAAAACAAAGGCAACAGCAACACTTCATGAATGGCAGACTGACACATTAGGTGCAGCGGCTAACACAGCATTAGTTGAAGGAGCGGATGCAGCAGCATTTACAGCCGTACCTACAGTTAGAGCTACAAACAGAACTCAAATCATGGGTAAAACAGTAAACATTACTGGCACTCTTGATGGAGTTGATAAAGCTGGTCGTAAGACAGAAACAGCTTATCAATTAGCTAAAGCAGGACAAGAACTAAAACGAGACATAGAATTTGCTATTCTTGGTAATGTTGCTCCAGTAACATCAGCAGGTTCAACAGCACCAAAGATGGCATCTCTACAAACTTGGATTAGAACTAACTGGACTTCAGTAGGTACAGGTTCTCCAGCAGCTCCAGCATCCCCTCCAGGTTCTGCAATTAGAACTGCAACTTCAACTAGTACTACAGCAGCATTTACAGAAGCATCTTTAAAAACTGCTATGAAAGCAGCGTTTAATGCAGGTGGCACTCCAACTATGTTAGTTGTTCCACCAAACCAAAAAGTTAAAGTATCAGCTTTCTCTGGTATTGCAGCTAATCGTGTTTGGACTGACAACGCTGGCAAAAGCACTAAAGCAGCAGCAATTGTTGGCGCAGCAGATGTTTATCTTTCAGACTTTGGTATGCTTTCAGTTATACCAGAAAGATTCATGACTTCTGATTATGCTTCTAACAATGGCGAACAAGCTCTTATTATAGACCCAACAATGTTGTCTTGTGCAACTTTAAGACCATTCCAGTCTACTTTACTAGCTAAAACAGGTGATGCTGAAAAACATCAAATACTTACAGAATTAACTCTGCAAGTAAGTAACGAAGCAGCTCATGCAATCGTTGCTGATTTAAACGCTTAATTAAATATTAAGTATTGATATAGCCCACTTCGGTGGGCATATCTTTTAAGGAAGATTATGGAAGATAAAAAAGAATATAAGAACAGTTGGTCTAAACCAATAAAATATAGACACCAAACAAAACACGATGACCATGATAATGATGGTTATGTGATAGAAACAAAACAAGATGTAACAGATATTGTTGAAATGAACAAAGAAGAAATTATTACTTCATCATCAAAATGGGGTGATGATATGTTTGATAACAAGATTGCATCTATACCAATGACAGTTGTTGATGACTTAAATCATAAAAAGATCATGCAAGGATTTAATGTAATAGATTTAAAGAGATTTAAAGAATTTTTAAATCATCCAGACAATCGTTTTTTTAGAACAAAACAGGGCAGAATTTAAATGGCATTTTTTACAGACTACACAACGCTACAAGCTACTATAGCTGATTATTTAGCTCGTTCTGATTTAACAACCCAGATACCAGAGTTTATTAGACTAGCTGAAGATAGACTTGTCAGAGACTTACGCATAAGACAAATGCTTAAAGTTGCTACTGCATCTACTACAGCAGGTGATGCTACTGTATCTTTGCCTTCAGATTTTGTAGCTATGAAAGATTTGCATTTACAAGGCAACCCACCACAAACAATTAAATTTTTATCTACAAGCAATTTTTTTAGAAATGCACATACTGCTGTTTCTGGATTACCTAATTTTTACACACTGCTAGGTGCAGAGTTTCAATTTGCTCCAATCCCTGACAGCGTTTACACGCTACAAATGGTTTACTTTTATCAACCAGAATATTTGAGCGACACTAATTCATCTAACCTTTGGTTAGCTAATACACCTGATTTATTGTTATACGCTGCATTAGGTGAAGCAGAACCTTATTTGATGAATGATGAAAGACTTAATACATGGGCAAGTATGTATGACAGAGGAGTTACAGCTCTACGCAAGAGTGATGATGAATCTGAATACCCTGCTCAACCACTTACTATTACTAACTCAACGAGGTAAATTATTATGGCTGAAATGTCGGACTATTTAGAAGTCGCACTTCTAAACGCAACACTTAACGGAACTGCTTTTACAGCAGTNAANAANCCNTATGTATCATTACACACAGCANACCCAACAGATGCNGGAACTGGCACAGAAGTTTCTGGTGGCTCTTACGCTAGAACTGCATCATCTTTTGCTACTGCTTCAGGCACATCAGGTTTAGTTGCTACAGATGCAGATATAACTTTTCCAACTGCAACCGCAGCTTGGGGAGCTGTAGGATGGATTGGTTTATGGGATGCTGCTAGTTCTGGAAATATGTTATACCACACAGCACTAGATGCTTCTAAAACTATTGACTCTGGTGATATATTTAAAATCACAACTGGCAACCTAACTGTAGAATTAGCGTAAGGATAAAACATGGCTCTTATCGTAAAGGATAGAGTAAAAGAAACCACTACGACAACAGGCACAGGCACAGTTACATTAGCTGGAGCAAGTACAGGTTTTCAATCTTTTGCTGCTATAGGAAATGGTAATACAACTTACTATGCTATTACAAGTGGTAACGACTATGAAGTAGGTTTAGGCACTTATACATCTTCAGGCACAACTTTATCCAGAACAACAATATTGGAGTCAAGTAATTCTGGTTCAGCAATTACATTGTCTGGCACAAGTGATGTATTTTGTACTTACCCTGCTGAAAAAGCAGTAGTACAAGACAACACAAATACAGGTGTAGCACCACAGTTTGGTGCAACTAATGGCATCTTTGTAAATAACGACACAATAAATACAGACTATACTTTTCCTACAAACTACAATGGAATGTCTGCTGGGACAATTACAATTGCTAGTGGCATCACAGTTACTATCCCTGCGGGACAACGATGGGTGATATTATAATATGGCTACAATAATAAATGCAGATACAAGTAACGGATTAAAACTAACCTCTGATACCAGTGGTGAGATACAATTACAGAGTGCTGGAACAACAATTGCTACAGTAGATAGTACAGGTCTTACAATGGCTAGTGGTAAAAACTTGGTAACAACAGGTCCAGCGTTTAGTGCTTATGCTAATGCTGCTTTATCAATTACAGGTGGAGTACCTACAAAAATACAAATGAATACTGAAGAATTTGATACTAATTCAAATTATGATAATGTAACTAATTACCGATTTACACCAACAGTTGCTGGTTACTATCAAGTAAGTGGTAGTATTGGGGGTAGTCCTACATCTGCTGGATATTTTTTTACTATGGTATATAAAAATGGTTCAAACTATAAATCAGGTGCAAATTTTCCTATTAGTGGAACTTATGGTCCACAGTCAGTATGTTCTTCATTAGTATACTTAAATGGGTCAACAGACTATATTGAACTTTATGGTCAAGCCCAGAATACCAATTCTATTGGTGGTGCTAGCTCAATAACATTCTTTCAGGCATTCCTAGCGAGGGCAGCATAATGAATCTATACGAAAAAATTACACAATTATATCCCACATTGACTGCTGCAGATTTTATGCTATCTGGCACAATTCTTCTACAAAACGACAGCGATGGCAAAGGTGACTACATTAAAGAATGGAATCATCCTACACTAGCAAGACCAACAGATGAGGAACTAGCATAATGGCTGATATAGTATTAACAGGAAACACCTCTGGAACTATTACAGTTGCAGCACCAGCAGTAGCAGGAACAAATACACTTACACTACCTGCAAGTACAGGGACAGTACTGGATACAAATAGTAGTCTTTCTGCTCCAAATTTATCAGGTGATATTCCCATAGCTTCTTTTCCTACAGGGACTATTTTACAAGTAGTATCAAATACACCAGATACAGGTATAGTTAATAAAACTAACACAGCTTGGGGAAATCTTGATGGTGATTTAGAAACAGCTATTACTCCAAAAAATGCCTCTAGCACTTTAATATTAGAAGCTGTCTTTACATTTGGTGGTAATAATAATACAGGTATTAGTTATCAAAAGTTTTATGATATAACAAATACTGCTGATGTTAATTTAAGTGCAGCAGGTAGCAGAATATCTTGTCATGCTTGTGTAAGAAACCAAGATTATGATTCAAATGATTGTGTGATGGTAACTATGATGACAACAGTAAGTGCAGGAAGTACAACTGCTAGAACTTATGGTATATATAACAGATGTGAAAATACTACACAAACTACTTATTTTGGTAATCCTAGTAATACTTCTGTATTAGGTTATGCAAAACCTACATTTAAAATAACGGAGGTATTAGCATAATGAAAGCTATATTTGCATTATATCCTGAAGCAGTAAAAACTAAATATAAAAGTGATACCGAAATGTATGCTTGGGATAAAGACGAAAATAAAATTGAATTAAATTTAGATGCTATTAATAACTGGGTAGACCCAGAAGCATACATAGGTAAAAGATTAACTGAATATCCACCAATGGCAGATTACTTAGATGGAATTGTAAAAGGTGATGATGCTCAAGTACAAAAATATATAGATGATTGTTTAGCAGTTAAAGCTAAGTACCCAAAGGGAGATGAATAATGAGTGTAGCACTTAACGGAACTAATGGTGTTACATATAATGATGGCACTGTACAAGCATCAGCTCCTGTAGGAAGGAATCTTATCATCAATGGTAATATGAGGATAGCACAGAGGGGGACGAGTGTTACAGGATTAACAGGTACAGCATATAGTACAGTTGATAGATTTCAAACTGTAATTTCTTCATTAGGAACATGGACAGAAAGTCAGTCTACAGATGCACCTGCTGGTTTCTCTAGTTCTTTAAAATTTGAATGTACAACAGCAAATGCAAGTCCAGCCGCAGGCAGTGTAATTTTAACTAATCATAGGATTGAAGGAAATACTTTACCAAGTTTAGCATTTGGAACAGCATCTGCTAAAAGTGTTACTTTGTCATTTTGGGTTAAATCTAATAAAATAGGAACATATGCCGTAGGATTCAGAAATATAGATAATGGAAGAGCAATTGGTGGCAATTACACTATAGACTCTGCAGACACATGGGAACAAAAAACATTTACATTTGAAGGTGATACTGTCAGTGGATTTAATATAGATAATACTGTTGCAGCCACTGTTGAATGGTTTTTTGGTGCAGGTACAGATTATACTTCTGGAACAATGCCAACTACATGGGCAACTACAGTAACTGCAAATAGAGCTGCTGGTCAAACAGTCAACCTAGCAGACTCTACTTCCAATTACATTAACATAACTGGAGTTCAGCTGGAAACAGGCACTACAGCTACAGACTTTGAACACCTACAATACGGACAGCAGTTAGCATTGTGTCAGAGGTACGCAGTAGTGCTTGCAAATTCAACT